AGCATATTGTGGATGCCATTTAAATCCACAAAGCAAGTCAATACGCATATAGTTTTGATATGAGTTAATGTCACCACTTTGCGTAACAGCAAGAGATAAACCAGTTTCAGGATCAACAGATACCGAAACATAAGGAACTTGCAACTTATAAAGAGGCGGACAAACAATATCTAAACCGCGTGATGGATATGCTACGTTAACATTGTAACTAGGAATCATCGTTACTACTGCATTATTAGGAATTGCATTTGTAACATTTTGTAAAGGAGAAGAAGTAGAACTAATAATACTTGGGCTAACAGTAATAGTTATGTTACCACCACTATCAGAATTAGCAGCTGCCGTAACAACAAACTGCATATCTTGGCCTGTTCCAGCACGAGTTAACGGATTTGTGCTTTGAACACCAGCAATACTAATTAAGTCCCCAGGTAAAAAATAATTTGTTATAGATGCTGTTGCACCATCAAGTATAATTGTATTACCATTACCAACTGCGCCATTAACCAATAAAGCGTCGGCAGAATGTAACGTAGGACCAGCACCTGCAACGTGACGAACAATATTTTGAGATTGGAACACGTCAAAATATGATAAGTGACCAATTGCCGATTGACGTACAATTTCTTCATTGAAAACTGGCGTAAATTGATTCAACAACGCGCCTTTTAATGAAGAACCATCACGAATTGTCATTGCCATGTATGCATCAGAAGAAATGTTTACACCTTGCTCTAATAGTTTTGCGCCTGCCAAATCAACAGTTGTATAACTATTAATTGGAGTACCTGCAGTACCGCTATAGAAGTATAAATCTTGCTCTGCTGCAGAGCAGATATCTCGTTCCATTGTAGAAATGATATCTTGAATTGCAGGCTGAATGAATAAACGTGAAAAATCTTCAATTTTTAAAGTAAGATCAGACACTGTATATGTAATTAACGCATGATATTGATGAGCAACTGTAATATTTTCTACAGTTTCAATAATATCTTGCGGTGTTGCGGTAGAACCATCGCCAATAACAAAGTTGTTTTGACGACGAACTTGTAATGTATCGCCAATCTTATATCCAGATGAGGTAAAATCATCTTGATACATTCTACTTGCGGTCATCACAAATGGTGCGTTATTAGCAAACATCGCCAAAGCCGTATTTGATACGAGTTGCGTGGTAATAAATTGATTAGGCATTGAAATAAACTCCAATAATTGTTAAAAAATTATCTACCCCATTTCTTTCCGTTATCTCTCATTTTTTTTCTGAGATCACCAACGGAAGTATTTTCATTAATATTTGTATTGCTTAGAGGGCTATTTTTTATAGAGCTTAATGTTTTACCAGATGATTGAGTTGATTTATTTCCACCATTTGATAAAGCAATAGCCAACTTCAATACTTCTCTTGATTGTTCAACTGGAGTTTTTTTAGATAATTCACGAAGTTTATCTTTATCTTTACCCAATCGATAAAGAACTTCTGCTGAGTTGATTCCAGGAATTCCATGCAAAATAACGGACATATCACGCATCACTCCCGTGTAAGGAGAATCATCAGAATTAACGACTTCATCAAAATCTTCATATTTATCTGATTCGTTATCTAAATGATCTTGCCAAGCTTTATATTGCTTGCTTAAATGCTGCATTTGTTCAGCTTCTTTTGCTTTTTGTTCCTGCTCTTTCTGCAATTGTAATGCTCTAGCAACAGCAGCATATACAGGATCTTCATGTTGACTATTAGATGAATTTCCTTGAAATTGCTGTTCAGGATATTTAGGTTCTTGATAAGATCCTACACGAGATTGAACATCATTTAACTGTTGTTGCAACCTCTTAATCTCTTTCTTGTGACGCTTCTCCTGCATACCCAATTTTTTCTTTGCGTATTCAGGAAGTTCACTAGGTTCATTGCTTTCATTAGATTCTGTATTTTCTACCGGATCATCTGAAATACCTAAACTGTCATCAACTTGATCACTTAAAACAGATTTTTCTTCACCTGACATTTCTTGAGATTGAATCATTATCTACACTCCACATGGCAATTATTTTTTTGCCCCGAAGGTACGGCCCTTCGTAAGCCAATTAAGCAGATTTGGCCTAAATTCTGCTAATTAACTATTATACAGGAATGTAAATAAAAGTACATCGGCACATATAGCGATAAATATTTAATCAAATATCACTTTGAATGCATGTCTGAAATTATTTTAGCCATCTTAGCTGAATAATCCATTTCAGCTTTTTGGTTATCCAATCCATGAGTCAAAGCAGATTTATGTAAGTTTAATTTATGATCATAAACATTTAACTCATTATCCATTTTGTTTTTCTGTGCTTTTAGCATTAAATCAGCTTTTTTAAGTTCTAACTCTTGCATCTTAATTTTTAATTCTTCTTGCTTTTCTTGAATTTCAGCTTGTTTAAATTCCATTTCCATTTTCATCGCTTGCTCTTGCGGTGAAGGCGGTTGAAGAGGTAATTGTTTTCCTTCTTCTTTAGCCAAAATTTGAGGAGGGACCATAGTTTTAAACCTTTCCGCAACCTGATCTCTGAATTGTATATCCAAATTCTGAGCCCATAAATCGGCCACCAAAGGAAAAGTTTGAGGATTAGCTGCAATAGTTTGTTGGAAAAACTCCAAAGCCATTTCTTTTTGTACTGCAAAACTAGGTCCGGAACTAATTTCAATATCATAATCACCGCCTTCAACCTTGTTTTCAATAGATCCATCAGAGTTTTGTTTGTTCAAAATAATATTTTTTGTTTTTCCATCTTTTTTTGTAACGATCATGTGACGTTCATCTTCACCAACAATATGAGGAAGCAAATCTAATACTACACGACCACTTTGAGCTATAGCCTGTGATAAGTTATCGAATTGAATATAACAAGCCATAGAACCTTCTATTTTACGCTCACGACGTGCTTTACCAGATATGTCACGACCTTGAAGATCTTGTGCTTCATTGAAACCTAATATTTCACGCAAATCTTGTGCGGCGCTTTGTGATTCAGCTAAAAGCTCTTGAGATAACTGCCAAGCTGGTTGTTTAATTGGCATCTGTCCTGTCTTTGGATCTGGTTTAGCCATGAGAATTCCTATTTGCACATCAGGATTTCTCCACATTTGTTCTTGTCCAACTATATTATCAGGAGTTCCAAGCCATTGTTCTTTTCGTCTATTTTTAATCTCTGTTGCTCGTTCTGAAAGCAAAAAGTTGATATATTTTTGAACGTCTCTTCCTTCATGAATAAAACTTTTAGTATATTGTCGTCCTTCTATTAATTCTGAATTACCATCAACAAATATGATAGGAAGATATTTAGAAGGCCATTCCGCAAATTCTAATATTCTATCTTTAATTAAATGATAACGCATTATTTTATAATCTTTTGTTCTTCTTTCTCCAACAACTACAGGAATTAATTCTTTAATAATTTCTCTTACAGAGCTACTACTTTCTGCTATTTCTGACTTAAATTTAACCTCTGTTTTTTGTATTTCTTTCCATTCATCTTCCGTGACAGATCTTCCATCAGATAACTTTAAAAGTTTTATATTAAACCAATTTTTAATAAAGTAATCACATAAAACTATATTTTCTCTTGTTTCCCATTGAAAATCCAAAAATAATCTTGGGTCTGCATAAGATACGGGATTTATAATGTTAGGATATTCAGCTGAAAACTGATCCTTGCCGAATACATACTGATAAGCACAATAATCCCCATCTCCTTTATGTGGCTTTACAGCGGAAGGATCCCATGATGCTTTAGTAGCATCAGTAATCGTTTTATATTTTATAACCTTATTAAAGCTTCTTGGTGACTCATAATCAATATCTACTTGGAAAGCACCCCATCCCAAGAATAAAGCTGACCTAAAGGCTTGTTGATAGATTAAATCGTTTTGTGATTCATAAGAAATTGACCTAACCAAATCTTCTCTTAAATTAATCTCTTCTTGAGAAGCTTTACCATTAATTGACCGAACCATTAAATCTGGGTTATTTTTACGCTGTTCTCCGCATATTTTATTTACATTATCTAACATTTTGTTAGATTGCATACATACTTTAAATGTTCGTGTAAATTCTGTCCTTTCAATAGAACTCCATTGATCACGAGTGGCAAACTTCATATCATCTTTGCCAGTGGTAATGTTTTCTGTGAAGTAATTATTCCAAATGTTTAGATTATTTTTTGCTTGAAACAATACATCCTGCTCGTCTATTCCAGCTTCATTAAGTTCTTCAATGCGCTGTTCTTCTAAAGCATTTATTTCATCATCTGTTAAACCAACAGGCTGTATTGAATCCATACTTTAATCCTTAGCGTTTAAATAAATTAGTTTTTTCTTCTTTAACATTGTAAACTAATTCGCATAATTTGTTAATCATAGAACAAAATTCCGATTCTGCGATAGATTTATTCACAAGTTTATTGTATGGTGTCCTGGTACTAGCAATTGTTCCGTCTTTCTTCATTGTCAATTGGAACATTTTTAAACCTGTTCTTGTATCAATAAATGTACTTGATAAAATTTCAATCATAATAAACTATCCTTATTTTCTATAAATTTTTCATTTAATAATTTCATCTCATTACCGCTCATTTCTTTATCACATATCTTGCATACTGGCATGTTTATAATTCTATCTTTT